CGAGAAAGAACTCGAACACCACGACAAGCTGGAGACTGAGAAGATGAACTTCATCAAGAACCAGCTGCAGGAGATCCGGACGGACGTCGCAGACCACGAGACAAGGATCCGCACCATCGACGATTCGGTCATCTCCGGAAAAACCACCTCCACACTCATCCAAGCCGGACAGGCTGCCCTGACCCTGATCGCTTCGGCCATCGCTGCCTGGCTCGGGGGGAAGAATTGAGCACCCGCATCCATGGCCAACAACCAGGTACTGCTGCAGCTGCGCCGCGCCATGGCCGACGTGGATACATTTATCGACACGTGCTCCAATATTCACCTGCGCGAATATCAGCGGGGCGTGGCCGAGGCCATCTTCCGATCGGTGCAGGAGGGAGCGGGGCGCTCGTTCGTGGTGATGTTCCCGCGCCAGTCCGGAAAGAACGAGCTGCAAGCCCAGCTCGAAACCTATCTGCTGTGCTGCTACTACCTCATGAACGCTGAACTGGTCAAAGTCTCTCCCACCTGGAAGCCACAGACGCTCAACGCCATGCGCCGGCTTGAACGTGTACTGGACTCCAACCTGATTGCTAAACACCTGTGGACCAAGGAATCCGGATACATCTACCGCTGCGGAAAAGCGCGTATTTACTTTTTCTCCGGACAACCGCGCTCCAACATCGTGGGCGCCACGGCCAACGTGCTGCTGGAAGTGGACGAAGCCCAGGACGTGCTGCCGGCCAAGTTCGACAAGGACATCGCACCCATGGCCGCCAGCACCAACGCCACGCGCGTATTCTGGGGCACCGCCTGGACTTCCCGCACCCTGCTGGCCCGTGAGCTGCGCGCGGCCAGAAAAGCCGAGCAGACTGATGGCCAGCGGCGTGTGTTCGTGCTCACCGCTGACGACGTCAGCCGCGAAGTGCCGGCCTACGGCGATTTTGTCGCCGGCCAAATTGCCCGCCTTGGGCGTAATCACCCGATGATCAAAACACAATACTTTTCCGAGGAGATCGACGCCGAAGGCGGGCTGTTCCCGCCGGCCCGCGTGGCCATGATGAAAGGCGAGCACGCCCCCCAGGTATCCCCGCTGCCTGGGAAGCTGTACGCCATGACGCTGGACGTCGCCGGCGAAGACGAGGCCGTGATCGCCGACCCGGAGAGCGGCGAGGTAGAAAGTCTGGCCAACCCCAAACGAGACAGTACCGCCCTGACTGTCTTCGAGGTCGACCTGGCCAGCGTCGACGACCCGCTGATCAACAAGCCCACCTACAAGGTGGTGCAGCGCCGTGAGTGGATCGGGGTGAAGCACGCCACGCTATACGGCCAGATCAAAGCCATGGCTGAGCTGTTCGCCGTGCGCTACCTGGTGGTGGACTGCACCGGCGTGGGCGCCGGCCTGACATCCTTCCTCAGCGCCTCGCTGGTTGAAAAGGTGATCCCATTCGAGTTCAACGTCCGGACAAAATCGGATCTCCTTTGGGACTTCCTCGGCATCATCGACTCCGGCAGGTATAAGGACTACAACTCCCTCTCCCTTGAGGGAGAGGGCAGGGGTGAGGGGGAACAGGAGCAGGAAGCGGCCACCTTCTGGAACCAGATCCGGTTCTGCGAGTTCGAAATCCTGCCCGGCCCGCAGAAGCGCGTGCGCTGGGGCGTTCCCGACGGCCGCCGCGACCCCGCCACCGGCGACCTGGTGCACGATGATCTACTAATCAGCTCCGCCCTGTGTGCCGAGCTGGACAAAAAGAAGTGGGCCATCAGCCGGCCGACCTACATCATCCAGGCGCGCGATCCGTTGGACGACCTGGACAAGGGTTTTTGATGTTGATAACTCATCATAGAAATGTGGATAACTCTGTGGAAAAACCTGTGCATAAGCTGTCGATAAGCCTGTGGAAAAGGCGTGGAGAAGATTGTGGATAAACGCAAGTTACCCGGCAATGTCATCCTGAAGGAGCAGTGCGACCGAAGGATATCAGTCGGTATAGTCGATACGCATCTGAGATTGCCACGCCCGCTAACGCGGGCTCGCAATGACAGGAAAAAGAAATCTGTGTGCATTAAGAAGGAAAATCTACCGCCAGAAAGCGTACTCTCAGAATTTGGCCGAGATTCCTCGCTTTGCTCGGAATGACACTAAGAAATTATCTGTGTTCATCTGTGGTTAAGAAAAGGAGAAATAAAAAATGAAACCAGGAATCGACGTAAGTCATTGGCAGTCGGATATCGACTGGCCGAAAGTAAAATCCGCCGGCGTGGTCTTCTGTTTCTACAAAGCGACCGAATACCCGCTGGGCAAAACGGAGATCTATGTGGATGACAATCTCGAAGCCAACGCCCGGGGCTGCGCGCAGAATGGCATCTACAGCGCTCCGTATCACTTCTACCGCACCCACGTGGATCCGGAAGTGCAAGCCGCCGGTTTCCTCGGTGTGGTGCGCGACCTGCCGTTTACCATGCGTCCGGTGATCGATCTTGAAGTCGCCGGCAAGAGTGGGGCGGCTTTGTGCGCCGACGTGAAAGCCTTTTGCGATGTGATCGAGAATGAACTCAAAGTCAAACCGATCATCTACTCGTCCGGCGGGTTCTGGCGGTCCTACATGATCAAGGACAAGTACGCCAACGTGCTGCAGTTCGCCGGTTATCCGCTGTGGGTGGCGCAGTGGACGCTGTACTGGCCCAGCCCGTTGTACCCCTTCGCCGGCTGGAACTTCTGGCAGCACTCTGAGACCGGCCGTGTACCTGGCATCAAGACGCTGGTCGATCTGGACTGGTTCAATGGGGATAGTCTGGATTTCCTGAATTTCACCTACCCCAATTCGGCCGAGCAGTCGGAGCATTCTGCATGAGCAGAACGCGGAGACACCCGCGTGCAGTGGCATCCAGCCACATGCACGCAGGGCGCACAAGAACCACAGTGCCGAGATTCTCTCCCCAAAGGGGCTCGCAATGACACAGGAACGGATTGTCCGTGGATATCAACCATAAAAAAGCTTTTTTTGTGTTTATCCGTGTTCATCTGTGGTTAATAAATAGGCCGGAATAACAGGTAGCCGAATGTCCAACACTATCTGTGTGAATCAACTACATAAAGTTTTTGTGTTTATCTGTGTGCATCAGTGGCAAAAGGATTTAAAACCATGGGTATCTTTGACCGAATCATCGACAAGAACGTCAAGCGGCTGGTGAATGAACAGCTGGCCATCATCGAGAACGAGAACAGCTTCCTGGTGGGCACGCGCGCCAACAGCCAGAGCGAACGCGACCGCTACACCTACGACCGCAGCGAGATCCTCGAACAATCGCTGGAAGCCTGGCGCACCAATCCGCTGGCGCGTCGTATCGTGGAACTCACCTCCCAATACGTGGTGGGCGGCGGCCTCACCATCAACTGCAAGCACGAACAAGCAGCTGCTTTTTTGGCCGAGGTATGGAACCACCGGCTTAACCGCATGCCCGTGCGCGTGTTCGAGATGTGCGACGAGCTGACCCGCACCGGCAACTTGTTCGTGCTGATCAGCACGGACCCGGCCGGCATGTCCTACTTGCGGGTGATCCCCGCCTCCAACATCGAGGAGATCCAAAGCCGTGCGAACGACATCGAGCAGCCGGTGGCCTTCAAACTCAAAGCCAGCCTGGACGACCTCAACCCCCAGCCCATCCCTGCATACGACCCGCAATCCGACACAACCCAACAAGCTGTCATACTGCACTACGCCATCAACCGGCCGGCCGGCGCGCAGTGGGGAGAACCTGACCTCGCCCCGCTGCTGCGCTGGCTGTCGCGCTACTCCAACTGGCTGGAAGACCGCGCCCGCCTGAACCGCTACCGCAACGCGTTTCTGTTCGTGGTTCAGGCCAAGTTCGCCAGCGAAGCCCAGCGCAAAGCCCGGCAGACCGCGCTCAACGCCAACCCGCCCAAACCGGGAAGTATTCTCGTGGCGGATGAGAACGAGACCTGGAAAGCGCTCAGCCCGCGTCTCGAATCCGGAGACGCGGAAAAGGACGGACTGGCCATCAAGAAGATGATCGCTGCCGGCGCCGGCATCCCGTTGCATTTCCTCGCAGAACCTGAAAGCGCTACCCGCACAACCGCAGAAGCCGCCGGCGGGCCGACCTACCGGCGCTTTGAACAGCGGCAGGAGTATTTCCTGTGGATGATCAAAGACATTCTTACCGTTACTCTGGCCCGCCGCGGCTCGGTGGACGGGCGCGTCAAGGGCAAAATCGATTTCAGCGTGACCGGCGCGGATATCTCCAGCAACGACAACGGCGCTTTATCCCAAGCGGCCTATTACATGATCACCATTCTGGACGACCTGCGCGATCGCAAGCTCATCCCCAACGATGAGTTCCTGCGCTTGATCTACCGCTTTTTCGGCGAGACCGTGGACGCTGACGACATGTTGCAGCGCGCGGCCAAAGAGAGCCGGGAGCAGGGCACTAGTCCGATGTGTCATCCTGAGCAGCCGAAGGCTGCGTGAGGATCTCGGCCAGATCTCAGAGCAATCGTATCTATTATCCAGCCGAGATTCCTCACCCCTCCGGGGTTCGGAATGACACTGAGAGGGCAAGGTTTATATCTGTGTGTATCAACCATAAAAAAGCTTTTCTGTGTTTATCCGTGTTCATCTGTGGTTGAAAAAAAATAAAACTCGAAAGGATCAATCTATGGACGAAACCGAGCAGCAACAGCGTATTAATCTGGAAGCCAGCCAGGTAAACAACCAGGGCGAGTTTGAAATTCTGGCCATCACTGCCGGGGATGGCAACGGCTGGAAGTTCTCGGCCGAGACCCTGCAGAAATCACTCCAATTGTGGGACGGGGCGCAAACCTTCATCGATCACCACTGGTTTGGCCATTCCGTCCATGACCTGGCCGGCGTGTGCCATTCGCCCAGCTGGGACGAAAAAGCGCAGGGTGTAAAGCTCAAGCTTAAACCCATCGGCCCGGCGGCCGCCGTGCTTTCGGAAATGGGCAAGCAAATGCTGGCCACCGAAGAGAAAGCCCGTCCGGATGTGGGCTTCTCGGCCGATGTAACCTTTTCGGCCAAAGGCAAAGAGGTGGCGGAAATCTTGCGCGTCTTCAGCGTCGACCTGGTGGTGAATCCCGCGCGGGGCGGGGAGTTCATCCGGCAAATCTATCAAAAGTTACAGCAAACAGGAAAGGATTTAACCAATATGGCAAACCCCGAAACAGAAAAATTATCCAGCCAAACGCCCACCCAGGAAGCACTGCCCGGGGTGGAGCGCGTACAGCAGCGCATCC